GCTGGAGGGTTCCCGTCTATCATTGCGCCCGACAGTCGCACGCAGAGATTCGGCGGAAAGTCTCCGAACACTTCGCGGTAGCGGTAGACCAAACCCTTCTCCTTTGTGGGTAGCCAAAACGCCACACTAGGCAAGGATTCCGCGATTCGGACAATGTCTAGTAGGTGTTGGAAGGACTGCAAATCTCCCGCATCATGCCAACGAAAGAAGGTTTCCCCTGAGCGGCGGATCAGAAAAACCATAGAGTCCGCCCAAGAGACCGAGGATAGGCCCGAGAATCGTTTTTCGTGCGCGGCTTGCACGGATGGATATGAGTAGTTATCCCGCATGGCATAGCAGTCCGCACAAACCGAACCCGGAATCAGGGCTAGTTTTCCGCCAACATTACATTTTTTGGCAGAGATTCCATAGGCAAGCCCGGGCATTTTTGACGGTTTGCCTAGACTGCCAGTAATGGATTCGGCACGGGCTTTGTTCAGGCGGCGCGGCGGAATCGCGAACAGTATGGTTTGCATGGTTACTCTCCGGTTTTGTGGTTAGCGGCGGATAAACCGAGCGGCTTGCATGGCTAGTCGCCAGTAGCGCCGTTGGTGTTGCGTGTTCTTAAGGGAAAAATGCAGGGTTCGCTCTGTCCATTCACCCGTCACATAGTTTTGCTCCGGCTCCGTGGATAGCCATTCAAAGGGTTCACCCCTTGGATGCGAACACGAAGGGATAGGGTGTTGGCGCATAAGGCGGACTAGTTCCGTGAATGTGACGGGTTCGTCTACCATCAATTGCTCGGTTTCTCCGTCCGGGCAATAGTCGTCTTCGTCGTCCGCAGGGCCGGGATAAGTCGTTTCATAGAGACTAATCAGAATCATTTTGTGGCTCCGGGTTGTGTGTCTTCGTCCATCATTTCCGCGATAGCGCATCGGGCTATGTCGCGCATGACGAAACCGATTTGATTTTCGTGACAAGACCAATCGTCAAAACTGGCTAGGTCTTGGAGTGCCGCTAGAAGGTCAGGGGCGGCGGCAATCAGTCGCGCATTTGCGGCATGGTTCTCTGCACCATCCCACGAATCCATTGATGCAATCCAATGGTTTTGGGGGATGCTACGGATGGTCTTCGTGGACTCTTCGAATCGCCAAGGGTTGTAGGTTCTCATGGTGCGGCTCCGGGTTAGGCGTGGAAACGGGGAAGGCGGCGGACAAACGCGTCACGGTTTGTGTGTGTCTCAATGATGCGATAGGCGACTCCTGCGGACTGAAGGGCACGGATGTACAACCCTGCGTCGCAGTCTTCCTCTAGCCATACCGTATCGCCATCTCGGTATGAGTAGGCGGAAATTTTGTCCGCCAGTCCATAGGCGCGAAGGGATTGGATATCGGCGGCAATCCAACCGTGACCGGGATCCTGAAGGTAGTCAAGGGTAAGCATGGTTTCTCTCCGGGTTAGTTGATGTTCAAAGTGCCGTTGATGTAGTTGGCAGGTTTGATGGAAGGCCAAACGCGCTCGGCTAGTTCGTGGGCTTGATCAGGATCGTCTGTCTCAAACTCGCGAGAGATACGAACCTCATCGGCGCTCGGCCCTCCGGGCAGTTGCGTTTCCACATAGAAGGTGAAGGTAAGAACGATCATCGGGTGCTCCATGTAGGTGATAGGACAGTCGCTATCCTATGTGTTGCATAGAGTGTGTCCAATTGATTGTTGCAATCGGCTGCTGGGTGTTGATAGTGCCTGGTGCTATCGGGAAGGCGGGATCGATAGCCTGGCTTGATGTTCCGGGTTTGTTCCCCTATGATCAGGCCCGCAACTAACGCAAGCCCGAAGGGCAACAGTCCTACATGAGCAAACTAACCCGTAAGCAAATAAGGGAAGGCCTACAGACAGTCCCTATGGAGTCCATCCTAGGAAAAGATGTTTCCCGCGAACTAACAGCAAAGCAAAAGAGGTTTGCCCTAGAAGTGGCAAAGGGCGCCACTAAGGCTGACGCCTACAGAACAGCATACAAAGCAGACGCCAGTCCCCATACCCTAGTGTCCAAACCCTATCACCTGATGCGCGACGACAGGATACGGGCAGAGGTCGAAGCATACGAAGCGGCAATAGAAGCCGCGAGATACCGAACCCCTGCGGCTTTGCGCGAATTGGTGATTCAATCGCTAGTTTCCGTAGTAATTAACCCGGAAACAAAAGATAGTGTGAAGGTAGCGGCGGCTAAGGTATTGGGAACCGTGACGGAAGTTGCCGCATTTACTGAGCGGAAAGAAGTCAAGACGATATCTTCAAGTGAAGACGCAAAGGCCAATGTAATGGCAGAGTTGAAACGTCTAATCCGCGACGGCGCAACCGATGCCACCATTGTGGAAACCCAAGCGGCTGACCTACTGGCGGAACTATCGGCGGAATCGAACCCGGCCCCTGCCATTGTGGAATCGGCGCAGGATGAACCCCACCCAGCCCCCACCCCCCAGGCGCTGCATTCGGAGTCCCGCGCACATATGCATACTATCCCACCCGAACGATCTGATTCAGAACCCATTTCTTCAGACCCCCACCCCTCTTTGAACGATCCCGGATGGACACCCACCCCTTCAGATGGGAAGACCCCCCCGTCATCTTCTATTTAGGTACCATAGATGTGGGGGTGGTAACGTTACCACATGACATAAAGTGCTTTAGGAAACGCTCGTAAGTCCTTGATTTTTCGTGGTGGGGTGGTAACGTTACCAGATGACACAAAATGGTTGAAGAACAGAGTGCTAAGTTGTTGATTTTGAAGGGAAAAGACGCGATTCGTCGGCCAAAAGTGGTGGTTGGGGCGAAGGAGATGAGGCGTGTTTGGGGGGAGAGGGGTGAGTTGGAGGTGGGTATGAGTCCGGCGCAGAGGGAGGTGTTTTTGGTGGTGGATGAGTGGTGGAAGAAGTATGGGTTTGCGCCTTCGTTGAGGGATATTGCGTATGTGCGGGGGAAGATGGGGTTGGGGAATACGAAGAAGATAGTGGATAGGTTGGTGGAGTTGGGGGCGTTGAAGAGGTTGGATGGCCGTCGGAGGTCTGTTCGGCCTGTGTATGTGAACTTTAAGCACATCGAATGAAGTTAGAAGAGTTGATTGATAGGTTGCCTGTGGCGGAGCAGGAGGCTTTGTTGGCTCAGGTGGCTGAGTACAAGGATGCTTTGGAGAGGGAGAAGTGTCAGAAGTCGTTCATGCACTATGTGAAGACGATGTGGCCGGGTTTTGTGCATGGGAGACACCATGCTTTGATGGCCAAGAAGTTTGAGGAGATCGCGGATGGGAAGGTTAAGAGGCTGATCATCAACATGGCCCCCCGTCATACGAAGTCTGAGTTTGCGAGTTATCTGCTTCCTTCGTGGTTTTTGGGCCGGTTTCCCAATAAGAAGGTGATTCAGACGAGTAACACGGCTGATTTGGCTGTGAACTTTGGCCGCAAGGTCAGAAACTTGGTGATGAGCGAGCAGTATGCGGGCGTTTTTCCTGATGTTTCGCTCAGGCAGGACTCGAAAGCCGCTGGCCGGTGGGCTACTAACAAGAATGGGGAGTATTTCGCCATTGGTGTGGGGGGAACGGTCACGGGTAAGGGCGCGGATTTGCTGATCATTGATGATCCGCACTCGGAACAGGAGGCTGCACTGGCTGCTGGGAACCCGGAAGTGTTTGACAAGGTGTATGAGTGGTACACCTCTGGTCCAAGACAGCGTTTACAGCCTGGTGGGGCGATTGTGGTGGTGATGACTCGGTGGTCTGAGAAGGATTTGACCGGTCGAATCATCAAGGATGCGGCTTCTCGGGACAAAACCGAGGAGTGGGAGGTGATTGAACTCCCGGCGATCATGCCTTCTGGCAAGCCTTTGTGGCCGGAGTTCTGGTCTTTGCCGGAATTGGAGGCTTTGAGGGAAGAACTTCCCCCGGCCAAGTGGAATGCTCAGTATCAGCAGAGCCCAACGGGTGAAGAGGGCGCGATTGTCAAGAGAGAGTGGTGGAATGTCTGGGAAAAGGACGATCCGCCGCAGTGTTCGTTCATCATTCAGTCGTGGGATACCGCGTTTACGAAGTCAGAACGGGCCGACTTCTCGGCTTGCACGACTTGGGGCGTGTTTCACAAGGATGAGAACGAAAGAGACCCTCATTTGATCTTGTTGGATGCGTTTCAGAAGCGGATGGAGTTCCCTGAACTCAAGGACAAAGCCTTTGACATGTACAAAGAGTGGGAGCCGGACGTGTGTCTGATCGAAGCCAAGGCGGCAGGGGCTCCGCTTGTGTACGAACTTCGGGCGATGGGACTGATTGTTTCGGAGTACACCCCGACCCGGGGAACCAAGAAGATTCCTAACGACAAATTTGCCCGTTTGAACTCAGTAGCGGATATATTTCGCTCTGGAAAGGTCTGGGCTCCAGACAGGAGATGGGCCAGGGAAGTGATTGAACAGATGGCTTCGTTCCCAAATGCGGATCACGACGACTTGGTGGACTCAACAGTCCAAGCCATGCTGCGTTTCCGAGCAGGTGGCCTGATCAAACTGGAATCGGATGAGAACGATTCCTCCCCCGTTCAGCCCCGTAGGGCTGCGTACTACTGAGGATTTATATGGCAACCAATATCGACCCGGCAATGGTTCCCCTTCTCCCAGAAGAGATGGGAGATGAACCAATGGTTGAGATTGAAATTGAAGATCCCGAATCTGTCAAGATCGGGATGGGTGGTTTAGAGATTGAGTTGGAGCCTGCGGCTGAAACCGCCGAAGACTTCGATGCCAACCTCGCTGAATACATGGACGACGGAGACCTCCAGGGTCTGGCCTCTGAACTGATCGGTCTTGTAGATGCGGACATCAACTCCCGCAAAGACTGGGCAGACATGTACGTCAAAGGACTCGAAGTCCTGGGCATGAAGTACGAAGAAAGAGCAGAACCTTGGCTTGGAGCCTGTGGCGTTTACTCTCCAATCCTGACCGAAGCGGCCATTCGTTTTCAGTCAGAGATGATCACCGAGACCTTTCCGGCTCAAGGCCCGGTGAAAACTCAGATCATTGGTGAAGTTACTCGCAAAAACGAAGATGCGGCAGAACGTGTCCGTGATGACATGAACTACCGTCTGACGGACGAGATGATCGAGTACCGTCCCGAGCATGAGCGACTTTTGTACTCCCTCGGTCTGGCCGGTGC